ATAACGTTAACGGAGGCTATGTCACTATTGGTAGTGGTGGTAGTAGTGTCCGTTACTCTTGGAAGAACTGGCTTAAGCGTTGGGAAGTAGAGGGTAGTGGTACTGGTTGGTTCATGACCTTCAGGCCTGTCAACACCCCGCAACCTGTAGCTACCGTTGCTAACACTTGGGAGGGAGTTATTACTGCTGCTAAGGTAGCAGGTGCTAAGTTCCCACAAGTAGTAGCAGCACAGTGGGCATTAGAAAGTGGATGGGGTAAGCATACCTCTGGTACACATAACTACTTTGGACTTAAGGGCTCTGGTACTGACCATGAGACTAAAGAGTTCATCGATGGTAAGTGGATCACGATTACTGCTGGGTTCATTAACTTCCCGGATCTTCAGTCGTGTGTCTCCTATTTGACACAACGTTGGTACAAGGACTACAAGACATATAAAGGTGTGAATAGAGCAACCTCTGTAGAGGAGTGTTGCAAACTTTTAGTCAAGGAGGGGTACGCCACTGATCCCAACTATAGCACTAAACTGATTAACATCATCAACCAAAAGAAATGATTGAAGCGGTTATCACAGGTGTTGCTTCTCTGGTGATTGGGATAGGTGGCGGTATTGCAGCTATTAACAGTAAATCGAACACACGTATGGATCAATTAGACAAACGTATTGATTCCATTGAGTTGAGGTTTGCTGAGAAGTACGTCCCTCGCCAAGAGCTAGCTAACGCCTTACAAAAGATGGAGGATCACATGATCAGAATCGAGAACAAGCTGGACCAGATTGTATTGAGAAATGGCTAAGAAAACCTGCATTAAATGCGGGATAGAAAAAGAGTTGGACAAATTTGAGAGTAAACGTAACACTTGTAAGGAATGCAGAAACCAGCAAGCTCGTGATTCTCAAAGAGCAAGAACTTGGAAGTACCGAACTCAGTACGGTATTACTTTAAAGGATTACGATTTACTCTACGAACAGCAGAATGGCCTTTGCTCTATTTGTGGTACAGATACCCCTGGAGGTCCCGGAGAACGTTTTAGAGTAGATCATAACCATGAAACGAATGAAGTTCGTGGGTTACTTTGCAATAACTGCAACCGTGGACTTGGTTACTTAAAAGATAGCCCAACAATACTATCTAAAGCCTTGACTTATTTACTTACTAACGGACACTATGGCACCTAAACAGAAAGCTACGGAAGATGCTTTTAACGAATTACATAACCTAGTTACCGAAGAGTTTCTTCGCCGCATTAAATCTGGTGAGGCTAGTACTGCAGATTTAAAAGCCTGCACAGATTGGCTATCTAAAAATGACATTTCGGGTTGCGCGTATCAGGGTAACCCACTTGATAAACTTGCCACCATTATGCCCAAGGTAGATCCTGAACTTATCCAAAAGAGGTTGTATGGCAAGTCGCACATCTAAATACTATAAGGCTAATCCTGAGGCAAAGGCTAAGCGCCTCAAGCAGCAAGCTTCCTATAATAAAACTAAAGAGGGTCTTAAGATCCGTACTAATGCTAATAAACTGAACCGTAAGCTTGGTACTTATGGTAATGGTGATGGTATGGATGCTTCCCATACAGGTCCCAATAAAGGCAAATTAGAATCCCCTAAAGCAAACCGTACACGCCCACGTAAGGGTAAGAAGTATGGCTGATCCATTGATCCGGTAATATGACTCCACTACTGCCTAGTCCTGATCACTACCTCCATAACCTAATAACGATGACAAGCTCTGAAGCAAAAAGGCTACACCGTCGTGCAATTAAAGAATACTTTAACTGTCAATGTGTTTATTGCGGAGAAACTTATGAATTACATGAACTTACACTTGATCACGTTCGCCCTAAGTGTCTTGGTGGCGAAGACCTTACATCAAATCTGGTACCCAGCTGTAGGAAATGTAATCAGGCTAAAGGCAGTAGAAATTGGTTACAATGGATGAGAGATACATTTGGCCCTACCAATAGGGAAACATTAATCCTAGCACACATTCGTTAATCATGGACAAAAAGAAAACACTTAAAGAGATGCGTGAAGAGATCAAACAAATGATCGAAGCATCTCAACGCCGTCAGAAAGGTGAGAAGGTAACCTCACAAGACATTAAAGAAAACCCTATTGGTACACGGGCTAAGTCGGTTAAGGCTGAGAACTTCCGTACTGATGTTGACACTGGCATGAAGGCACAAAAGTCTAAGGACTATAGTAAGGCAAAAACCTCTGGTACCTATATGGACTCTAATAATAAGCCTAACCCTCCTAAAGCTAAACGTGACGAAAAGCCTCGTCAACGCCCTGGTGCAGGTCGTGAAGCAATGATGGCCAAGATGGAAGAGGAACGTAAGCGTCGTATGCGTGGTGAGTCGGCTGTTGTCGGGAGCTAAGTAATGGCTCCACGTAAAATGCCTGTGCGTAGTCAGCAAAGTCGTGAGATTAAAAAAGTACTAGGTGAGGGGACGTATACAACTACTGACCCACAAGGGCAGATTAATGTTATGCGTCAATACCAAGCAGCTAATTTAATTCCTTCTGAGTTTAATGCACCTAATGAAGTGTCGGATGCTGTAGGGGCTTTAATGGCTGCTGGTAGAACCAAGGAACAGGCACTTAGTGAGTTGGGCATTACCTTGCCTCGCTCTTTCTTCGACAACAAAGGCAAGCTTATTGGTAGAAAGTTTAGGGATGCTCAAAGCCCAGCGTTAGTAGAGGCTTGGAATAAAGCAAACCAAGGATTCTCTGCTCAAGACCTAAGTAAACTAGAAGGAAGAGAATGGACCAATGCCCAAAAGGTTGCTCAAGAGGTTGGTAGAAGGTTGGGTATGAAGCTTGACCTTGGGCACTTTGAAACTTCTGCTTCTGGTGCCCCTGGTAATATAGCAGCAGCAGGAGAGGAATATGCTAGAGCTAACCAGGCTGCTGGTCGTAGTCTTGAGAATCCATTTAGACCTCAGACACAATATGAGGTAGAGAACCTTGGTATGGCTACCAACAAAGTACAAGGCTTGGGAGAGGCTGCTTTGTTGATGCAAGACGTTCCCACCAGGGGTGGGCTTACTGGGTCTCCTCTTAATCCTTATATTTCAGTTTTACTTGGAACAACCCTAAGTGGCCAAAGTTCCAGATTATTGCCTACCGATAATTTAGAGACATTAAATTACACCTTTGATCAGCTAACCAAACAAGGTGCTAATCCAGTTGCCATGTATGACTACATACGTGAGCGAGCTGGTGAAGGCATTGACATCAAGGAAATGGCTAGGGTCGGTCAAAATCAATATGATATCTCTAAGTTTGCTCCGACTGTAGAAGCTCCTAATGCTGGTCCGGTTAAAGTAGTAAAACCTGCAATGCCTAAAGGACCTACGGTTACCACCAAAGGTGTGCCACTAGGACTTACAACTAGTCAATCCTTGGGCCAGAAGGCTGCAGCTATTGCTAATAGAGAGCCACTACCAAAGCCAAGACCAGTAATGGTTGCACCTCAAACTCCTAAACCAGCGGTTAAACCAAAAGCAGTGACTAAACCTACACCAGTTGGGACTACTAGAACAACTAAGGTCAAACCGACTAGTGCTAGTATGCAAATTAGAGCTATGCAAAACACTGTCCCAGATGTAATCCGCATTCAACCTGGTATGAGTTTACCTAGCTCCTCCTTGATTCAAGGTATCTAAGTAATGGCAGAAAAGAAGAAACAACCTACCATACAGGAACGCATACAACAACTACTGCGTGACCTAAAGATTGGATACATCAACGGTCAAAATCCTATGGGTCGTGCTCAAGTGGGTCATGGCTACTTCCCTGCTAAGAATGCAGCACTTAACATTGGGGCATTGATGAACATGCCGTATGACCCTGAGATGAGGATTAGACCTAAAGATCCTCAACAACAACTGCGTGCTATTACCTCTGGTATTGGTAGAGTGGAACGTATCCATAATGCCTACATCAAACCACGAGTAAAGCTTGCAGACTAGTGCGTGCTAACGCACACTAACGCTCCACCATAGGTGCCTAGGAGCCTCTACAGGGGGCCTCTAGGTTCCTTTACGCACATTCTACTATGAACAACATTAAACGCGATACAGCGCCTTCTAGGAGTCAATTAAAGATTGCTGGCCATATGACATCATCAGATAAGCAAATCCTTATGGATCATGCTAAGTCTCTTAAACAACAAGGTGGCCGTGGAGCTGCTAAGGAACTAGAGAGAATGAATAAAATGTACGCTCCTTATGGGTTGTCATTTGGTAAAATTGAGGGTGCATAATGGATAATGTCCTCTCTGCTTTGAGAGGCGATTTCAAGCTGTTCCTACAAGCACTGTGGCAACAGCTTGATCTACCCTCTCCTACCCGTGCTCAATACGCCATTGCTGATTACCTACAACACGGTCCTAAACGACTACAGATCCAAGCCTTCCGAGGAGTCGGTAAGAGCTGGATTACTGGAGCGTTTGTGTTGTGGACACTCTTCAATGACCCTGAGAAGAAGATTATGATCATCTCGGCTTCTAAGGAACGTGCGGATAACATGTCGATCTTCCTACAGAAGTTAATCATTGAGACACCGTGGTTAGTGCACCTTAGACCTAAGAGTGATGATAGTCGTTGGAGTCGCATTAGCTTTGATGTTAACTGTTCTCCTCACCAAGCACCATCAGTCAAAAGTGTAGGCATCACAGGTCAGCTTACTGGTAGCCGTGCAGACCTCATGATTCTTGATGACATCGAAGTACCTGGCAACAGCATGACTGAGATGATGCGAGAGAAGCTATTGCAACTCTGTACGGAAGCTGAGTCTATCCTTACACCTAAAAAAGATAGTCGTATCATGTACCTCGGTACACCACAGACTACCTTTACCATCTACCGTAAGCTAGCAGAACGTAACTACCGTCCCTTTGTGTGGCCATCTCGTTACCCACGTAAGGATAAACTATCACAGTATGAAGGTCTACTATCCCCACAGATCGTAGAAGACATAGAGATGGGTGTAGAGGAGTGGGCCCCTACAGATCCTGACCGTTTTACATCTGAAGATCTAGTAGAACGTGAAGCTGCTATGGGTCGTAGTAACTTTATGTTACAGTTTCAATTAGACACAACTTTGAGTGATGCAGAAAAGTTCCCACTTAAATTCAGTGATCTTGTCGTTACCGCTGTTAACCCGACTCAAGCGCCGGATGCTGTTGTGTGGTGCAGTGACCCTCGTAATTGTCTCAAGGATCTGCCTACGGTTGGCCTACCTGGCGATTATTTCTACTCCCCGATGCAACTCCAAGGAGAGTGGAGTTCGTACAGTGAAACCATATGCTCAGTAGACCCTAGTGGACGAGGCACTGACGAAACAGCAGCAACATACATAAGTCAAAAGAATGGATTTCTCTACGTTCACGAGGTACGAGCGTATCGCGACGGTTATAGCGATAACACACTTCTTGACATCCTTCGTGGGTGTAAGCGTTATAACGTTACCAAACTTGTTGTTGAAACAAACTTCGGAGACGGTATCGTCGCAGAGCTGTTTAAGAAGCACCTCCAACAAACTAAACAAGCAATAGACGTAGAGGAAGTACGTGCTAATGTCCGTAAAGAAGACCGTATCATCGATACCCTAGAACCAGTCCTTAACCAACATAGACTCATCGTAGATAGGTCGGTAGTAGAGTGGGACTATAACTCTAATAAAGATGCCCCTCCAGAGGATCGTCTACTGTATATGCTCTTCTACCAAATGTCTAGGATGTGTCGGGAGAAGGGTGCTGTTAAACACGACGACAGATTAGACTCATTAGCACAAGGTGTTAAATACTTCATTGATGCTATGGGTATCTCTGCTTATGAAGCTGTTAAAATGCGTAAACAGGAGGAGTGGCAAGACATACTAGACACATTTATAGATGACCCCATAGCTGCTACAAACCACCTAGTTATGGGGATGAATTTAGACCAAAGACGTAAGGCTAGAGGTAAGACAAAAAGTTCAGTCCCCACCTGGGTGTAGCTTTCGCTGAGAACAGCTGCAGCTACTGGGTTTAGGCAGATCCCACCCGTTAAGCGGGAGCTGAAGGGTGGATCAGACCCCGTGAATGGAGAGAGACATGCCTCTATCGAGACACATCTCTCTCTTTATTAATGTCCCTGGGAATGGACATTCTGTAAGTACTACTAAACCCCAAAGACACAAACTTCCACTCCACTGAACTATTAATGTTAATACTGTGAGTACTGTGAGGGATTAGGAGCGCAGCTCCTCCCACTACCGTCACTACTGTTATTAACTCTCTCCTCACTTCCGTTAACGTATGAGTAGAACTTATCGTAAGACACCTACACATGTCTTTAGAGCAGTACAAACTTATAGTGAGTTAAAGCAACAGTCATTCGATGATGATGGTTATACGGTATCCACTCGGCATCGTTATATCCCGTCATTGTATGATGACATACGTCCTTCTTCTTACAACCAATTAGATCATAAGTCGTAATCCACTTCGTTACTCACGACCACCACTAATGCATACTACCACCCCACCACTTCACTCCGTTCAGCTAGTACACATTACCCCTAACGCTGAAGAGCTTATAGCTTACATGGCTAGGGTAAGTAACCCAGCTAATCAAAACAACACTGAGACCAGTGCTAAGTTAATTAAGTATC